CTAATGACCGCCTTCGTCAAATATGCTCGTGGTACCAAGGCCATTGTCAAGCGTGCTGAAATTGAATCAGAATTACAAGCACTAGCCGAAGGAGATTCTATGAGCGACAAGAACGATAGTCACTCCGCAGATGGCGGTGACTTGATGGGATTAATCAACGACACCAATGCAGATTTGGATGCCGTACAAAGCATGATGTCTGATGACCAGGCTCATGAAGGACTAGGCGAACTAGAAGGTCTTCTAGAAAGCCACGAAGAGCCACTTGAGGAAGAATCACTCGAAGATCCACTCCTAGCAGGATTGGCTGCCGATGATAATGACCTCACCTTTGAACAAGGTGAAAAAGTTCCACCAGAGATGGCTGGTATGAAACTAACCATGGCTTCTTTTGATAGCAGAACCGGACGTGCAGCCCTTAGAGCTAAGTTAGCTGCTGACGCCCTCGGTAAAGAGGAAGATGGAGAAATCCAAGATATGACCAAGCAAAAGTTTAGTGATATGCTAGACCAAGCTAATAAGCTTACTGATGGACAAACTGAACTAGAAGTTAAGCCATCCGATAATCTAGGTGATGTCGAGACTCTACCAGAAGTTAACAAGAGAATGTTGGAAGTTGCTAAGGCTCCACCAAAGGTTCGTAAGGAAGCAGAAGCTATCCAGAGACTCGTTGCAGAAGGCAAGCTAGATCCAAAGGATGTAGACGCCCTCGTAGCAGAAGGTCTTGATAAGGATGCAGTTGCTTACTGGAAGAAGTACTTCGGTGAGGTTGAAGGCGGTGGTGAATTCGCTAGTGAACTAGTGAAGGAACACGTCAAGGCAGCTATGGAAGAAGAACTAAACAAGTTCCGTGTTAAGCTAGCTCGTGCATACGAACTAACCTACGACATGGTTGACCGTGGACTCTGCCGTCATGACAGAGCAACTATCTCTGACCAAGTAGATCAGGTCATGAAGTTTAACGATGATGCCTTTGAGTCTCTCAAGAAAGTCGTTGCCCGTCATGAACCAGGTTCTCTCCGTAAGTCAGCTGGTAGCATGCCACAAGTTGGTCTAAGAGGTGACAGCGATGTCTCTCCAGTAACTGCAGCAGTAGAAGAAGACGCATATACCCAATTGTCTGCTCTATTCGGTAACAAAAAGGGTGTGTTCTAAAGCTTAACCTAGAACTAGAGGATACAAATGAAAAACCAAAGCGTATCAGATTTTGTAGCTGCAACCATGGATGCAGTTCTAAACAGCAAAGAGCACAAGTCTTTGTTCGCAACCCAGTACAAGAAGGCTGGCGACAGCATGTGTGCCGAACACGGCAAGATGGATAGTTGCGCTGCCGATGATGACAATGACGCCCGTAAGAAGAAGGATGAAGATTCTGATTCCGCTTCTGCTTGGGATGACAATGATGCACGTAAGAAGAAGGACGAAGATTCCGATTCCAGTGATGCAGATGATGATAAAGATTCTTGCATGGCTGATGACGATGAAAACGATGCTCGCAAGAAGAAGGACGAAGATTCTGACTCTAGCGATGCCTCCGATGGTCTTGAGCCTTCCGCTGCATTTGACGTAGCTATCGACAGCTTGCTAACCGCATCTGCCGCTCTAGACTCCGTAGGTCTTGGTCGTGGTTCTGCACTCACCTTGAAGATTGCTTCTTTGGTTGTTGAAGCTAAGAAGAAGGACAAGGATACTAAGAAGTCCAAGAAGGATTCTAAAAAGAGCGATTCTCAGTCTGCTAAGGACAAGAAGAGCAAGGATTCCAAGAAAGACTCCAAGAAGGACGACAAGAAGAAGAGTGACTCTCAATCTGCTAAGGACAAGAAGTTCCCTTTCAAAAAGGACGAAAAGAAGTCTGACAAAAAAGACGACAAGAAGTCTTCTAAGAAATAATTAAGATAGGTGAACATGTATAAACCAGGCAGCTTTGAGGACGAAATCTATCGTTCGATGGAAAAGACTTTAGTTAGTCATCAAGTCGAAAATAAACACGGATTCAATAAGCTCGCTAAAGCAGCCGATCTTTTGAATACTGCCGCTGATATTTTTGAGCGTGCAGGCATGTCCAAAGAATCTGCCGAAGTTACAAAAGTCTTGCAATCAATGGCTGTAGACCGATTGATGTATTAGGTGTTTCTGAGCAAGATTTACACAATCTATTGGAAATGTCTACACCAGCCCAATTGATTCATTTGGCTAAGAAAATTGGTAGTGTTCTTAAAGGCGACAGTTCGCTATCAGAAGAAGCTTCCAAACTAGCCAAAGAACATGATATTACTGATCCAGAAGTTAGAGATCACTTGATTAGTAAAATCATGACCGCTCTAAAGGTAGCTAAGTTTTTCGTCTAAGGATACAATGCTCAAATCACTTTTTGAAAATGAACTAATGTCTGGTATGCAAAAGGAGCTACACAAGTATGCTTCTGATGACAAGCAGCCAAGCCTTGCTCAGGCGGCTGATTGTTTGCATGCTGCTTTGGAGATTTTCGAACAGCAAGGTATGCGCGCTCGTGCTGACCAAGTCTTACAGCTGTTAGAGAAGATTGCTCAAACTAATGAAGCAAGAGAAGTTCAATTGAATATGCCAAGCATCAAATCTTTGATGCAAGCCGGTTTAACTCAACGTGATATGGCAGAATTTTCTAAGGGTAGCCCGAGGGCAACCGCTAAAATGAATTTAGTATTACGTCGTCTCGGATTATCTGATCATCAAATTGCCAAATTTATCGGACCAACCAAAGTCATGTCGGAAGACGAGGCTCGTGAAACTTTAAATCCTAACAAGCCAGGTTCTTTGTTAGAGTTTAAGAGTCTGAACCCAGAGCCTGCGCCAAGTCCAAAAGGCGAAGAACTTCTAGAGTTCAAGAGCATTGCCGGATCAAAAAAAAAGTCTAAAGATCCAGCTACCAGAAGATTAACCTCGGAAAAAGAAATTAAGAACCTTTTACACCATGGACATCCTCTTAATACCTTACCTGATGATAGAGGTTCAGTTCGTGTTCCACCATCACTTAATAAAGAGACATTAAGTGCAGATGACCTAGATCCTGATTTTGTGGACATGTTGAACGCATCAACTTTTGATATTGACGCTTCGGATGACGAATTGATGGGAATGGAAATCAAAGAAGACTCTCTAGAAGTCTTTGAGAAAGACATCCCTATGGAAGATTTTGAAGACGAAAGAGATTAATTCAAACGGTTATATAGGTACTAGAGAGCCGGGTAGGTGATAAAGGACACTCATGCTGAGACTAGTACAAGTTGGAAATACTCTTCCAGTCAGTTTTATTTGCGATCCATCTGCTGAATTTCAGCCAGGTCAGATTGCCGAATTAGCCGTTATCGGTAACCAAGTAATGGCTACTGTTAGCAACGGAACTGCACCTATTGGTATTATTGACGATATTAAAACTAAGGCGTTTACAAATGTTTCATGGAACGAAACAGTAATTGTTCCCGCTGTAGGAGTTCCCGGACCTAACGGATCTATTGTAACTCCAATTGATATTAAAGCAGAATTAAGAAAACCAAACATTATTCCTTCTAGCTTTAACTCTACTGTCAATGTAGTTTTAAATCCTATTAATGGTGTTATTACCTTCGTAGCTGGCACTCCGCTTAATATAGATTTAGCAGGAACTGGTCAGATGAATGGCATCAGAACGATTGTTAATTACACTTACCAAGTAGCTAATATTCCAGGAGATGACAGTACTGCCGGCTCTGGTAGAATGACTGTTTGGTTTGAAAGAATGTTTTTTCAAACTGACCAGTATGAGAGTAATCAGCAATATCCTGTTCGTGCTAATTTGTATGTTAGTGAAGTCGGATTTTTAACCACCCGTAGACCGAGCCCAATTCATCCAGCTGTTGGTATGGTTACTGCTCCACCGACTCCAATGAACCCAATGATCGAAGTTCTGTGGTTCTAAGCCCCTCATATAGCTGCATATTCTTTTATTTAGTATAAGCTTTCTATAATACCGCATATTATAGACAATCTACTCAATTGAGGCGCCCAATGACATTTAAACACGTGAAATTCGAGGATTCTCCAACGATGCGAGCTTTAGAAAAGGTCGCCAAAGAGAAGGGTCTAGTCAAACCAGAACCACTCCAGAAGAAGGCTTCTGTGACCAAGAAGGCCGACTATACTCCATCTGATGATTTTATGGAGAACATTTTCAAGCTATGCGCAGGCTTACGTGCCAACGGTTTAGAGAAGGCTGCTGCCGAAGTTGAGGTCAACTATCTCAAATACAAGCAAGCTCAAACGCTCTATGAAACTTCTAAAGAAAAGGGCGAAGATTTAATTCAAGCCGCTCACCCAAAGGGCAGTCATAAGTTAGAAGGTGTAGAAGGCAATGAACTTGCAGTGGTCGAAGATATTCTTGATCAACATAACAAGCTAGTAGAAATAGTTAACAAGAAGCCAACAGGCAAACTATCTAACGCTCAAGTTCTTAGTGAAGTAAAGAAAGCATTGGGACAATTAGTTGCTCCTAAAGAATCAGAATCTGAATTGTATGCCAATATGATTGCAAAGCAAAATGATATTTTGTCGTATTTAGGCACAGTATTATCTGTTCTTAAAATTGATGGTGGGCCAAAATACGATTCTAAAACTGCTGATAAAGGAGCTACAGATATTAGATCTGCCATGTCTGCTAGACCATTTACAAGAAATGATTTTCGTACGGCTATGGCAGGACTAAAACAAATACAGAGCACAAGTGGCTCGGGTGATTTCAAAACTTCAAATTGGTTTGGTAGTCCAGATAACGATGATCCTGGTGTTTTAAATTGGAATAAACCTAATGGTGCTGGCACGGTAATGGGAGTATTGGTTAATAAGATTCAATCTCTTGATAGTGTATTAAAAAAATTAGATACTATTAAAGTTATGAAAGAACAAGGAACTTATCAGTCTGTAGAGCAACAGCAACAAAATAAGACAATAACAATTCCAGAAGTTACTTTAGTATCAGATCCATTGGTTATGAAGTTACAAGGTCTTATTGGTAGGCTTAACTCGTTTAAAGGTGTTCTATCAATTTCTCGTGATCCGGAACTTACTAAATGGATTGATGATGAAGTTAAAGAAATCTCAGCGGCTCAAGATCGTATTGATGACATAGCTGAAAAAGAGCCTACTCAAAGAAAAAATATGGACGCTCGTTATCAAAGAGATGTAGCAACTTTCGAACAAGAAGTAAATCAATTCCAAAAAGATTACGTTGACGCCTAAGGACAATTAGATGACCAAGAAAAATCTGAAAGATCTAGTTGAACAGATTCAAAAATTCGGTGCTCCTCCACCTCCGAAGAAGCCGGGATATGTGTCTAGTGGTCTACCAAAACCAACTGGTGGTGGCGGGGCAGCTACACCTCCTGGAGGAGCTGCCGTTACACCTGGAAAGAGAGTTCTTCCGGGACATGGTGGTAGACCTACAACTACTGCTCCTCGTGGAGGCGGTGGATACTATGCTCCACCAGCCATTAGAGATATGCAAACTGCCATGCAAAATTTGGCTAAGACAATTTCTGCCACTATTGACTACGATGCATTAACGAAATCAATGCAACCACTTCCACCAGGACAGACAGCTCCTCCTGGAACAGAACAAGACAAAGCTGCATTTCAGGCGCAGTATGGTAAAGACATGTTCAGCAATTTCATGGTAGGTAATTATCTAAGAAGAGCTGACGTTAAAGGTGTTGAATACGATACCGATCCAAAAAGAACCAAGATGCTTGAAAAGAAGCCATCTGATCTGAAAAGCATGTTTATCATTTTAGACACGATAAAGAGAGTTGGTAATGAGCGTCGTGAATCATTTGCAGATGGAAATTGGGGACCTCGCACAAACAATGCTTTGAAAAATATCTCAGCTATTGCTGATGCTATTATTAAGTTAGGCGGAGAGCTTGGAATGGAGTCTCGTTCTTTTGACATCGGCAAAGTTAAAGAGCTGAATGGATTAATCCCTGAAAAAGATACCAGCATCTCACCTCAAGAAAAAGTGGCAAGAGCACCCAAAATTACTCAGATACTTGAGGGTGTACAAGCGCTCTTTTTGGATTTTAAGCAGCAAGTTCTTATGGATCCAACCTACAGAAACTTCATTGAAGGCAAAGCACCTATTATGACGTTTGGTCCCGCTAAGGAAAAGGGCGTGGATGCTTCTGAGGGCGAAAGGCCAATCTTAGCAGACTTACAACAATCCGGAGTTAGAAGCAGATATGTTAATCATCCAGATGCTACTTTTAGCGTAAATTTGGACGAAAAATATACTGGTCAAAAAGTACCTCCATTCAGAATCAATGCTGCTAGTTTAGTTAGTCCAGAAGCTTTTGAACAATGGATAAACTCGTCAACTATATTAATGGAGATAAAGAAAAATAATCCAGGAACTTGGCCATCAATTGTTGGTGACTTTTTAAATCAAATAGATGAACAGGTTAAGTTTTTATTGGTTGGTGGAAATCAAAGGAAGTAATATGAGTTTTATATACGATAATAAAAAATTACTTGCCGACTTGATTAAGAGCGCTGTTGAACATGAAGTGAAATTCAACAAGCATGGCCAAGTTGCCGCTGATGCTCGTATTAATACTGAGTTCCGCAACTACCTTAGTTTAACTCAAAAGCTATCTCAACAATTGAGAAGTAAGTATTTCCCTAAAGCTCCTGATAGTGCAGTTGTTACTACTGCAACTGGTAAAGATGCGGCACTTGGTGTTCCAGAATTATCTAGCCTAGGTAATTTTCTAGACTTTATTGTTAACAACCAAATTATGGTGGATGGCAAAAGAGTTGCTTATGGCGCTGGCGAACAGAATCCAGATCCAAGATTTTGGCTACCAGTTACGGCAGAGCAAGTTAAATTCATGATGGAGACGCAGACTGCTGAAGGCGAACGTGCCCAGTTCCAAGCTGACTATTATGTTAATCGTGATTTGTTGATTAAATATGTTACAAGCATTTTGAGAGAGAATTCTAAGCAGGATGAAGCGACCCAGAGATTCACTAAGACTATGTTGGGCGCTCGTATTGAAGATATCAATAGGGTATTCAAGACCAAGCTAACTACTAATTATAAAGAGCCAGAAAAAGTTCTTCCAGATGATACAGTTCTAGATAATCTTCCTAAAGATATAGATGCGCGCAACCAGTTCAGCCAAGGTAATGTTCCATTAACTGTTGGTGATCTTAAGAGTGCCATGGCATTTAACGGATGGCTAAGTGGCCAAGGCATTACTATCAATTTGTCAAATAGAAAAGTGGCGTTCAATGACCCAGAATTTGATCGCTGTATAGTAGTGAAAATTTTAGTTGCCAGAGCAAAGTATAAAGTAGATAGAGCCTCAACTGTTGAAGCCAAACAAGCCGCGATAGTTTATGATCAACGAGCCCGCGCCATTGCCGCAGAAATAAATTGTGATCTAGGAGCGGGTACTCAGCCTGGTCAGCAGCCAGGACAAGGACAGCCGGGAGCTGGCAGTCAAATTACAGCCAGATCTTTGATTGGTCTTGCTGCACTTCGACCATTCAATACTGAACGCATTAATTTCCAAGAACTTGAGACGTTCCTTGATAAGTATCTTCAAATGAAACCATCCGTGGGACCTTTAGTTGGACAAGTTAAAAACGCTATGCAATTAGCTAACGGTATATTGAAGTCCCCTGGTGCGCCAATTCAAGTCGGAAATATGAATGCACATGAAGTAGGATTGTGGACTACTCAACCACTTCAACTACTAAACTATTTGTACACTATCATTTCTGTTGCGGGTAGAGTATATACAGATTTTTATACTGAATGCCAAAACGTATTCAGAGATATGCCAAATGGAGCAAGTATCTTGAGATCGGTTGAAGAACAAATTGTAGATGGCGGACCACAATCGGTCAACCTATCAGCTATTAGAAGGGTAATGTCAACCGTGCAGGGAGGCGCGTAAGATGATTTCAAATAGCAAAGTTAGCTTCTGTGTTGATACACTACTTGTAGAAACCGTATTATCGGATCCAAAATTCTACAAGAAGGCTGGCTTTGTGCAAGATTTGCTTTCCAAAGTTAAAGACTATTTTGGATCGCATCTTGATCAGTCCAGCCCAACATCTAGCGTAATTAATATGCTAGCTCCTGGCGCACTATGGATGATGTTTTCTGCTTTAGGAATCGGTAAGTGGGGATTCCTGTTAGGCTTACTGATGAATGTTTTCCATATAGATGTAGCTGGCATGCTTCAGTCTTTATGGACTAAAGTCAAAGATATGGTTAGTGGCGGGCAAAAAGTATCTTCGGCCCAGATAGATGCTGCTGCCGAATCAACAGCTAAAGAATTTGCTCAGCCAGGATCAAAAGAAGAGGCAGAACAAGGCTATAAGAAATTACAAGAGCAACCACAGGCAGTTTCACAAGCTGATGATCAAAAAGTTTATAGTTCACTTGAATTAATGCACGATGCTAAAATCATTAGCCTAGCTCTTATCGAATACGAAAATGAAAGCATGAGGCTGACAAAAGAAGCCGCCCCTAGTTTTATGGATTTCTTGAGTGGATATAGTGGAACCAAAGCTAAGGGCACCAATCTATTATCTACTATCTTTGGTTGGGTAATTAAAATCGCTTTGGCATCCGCAGGTCTAATGGTACTTGGAGATGTTGTTAACGAAATATTCGGCCGTCCAAGTGCACTTAGCAAAACTTATCAGGCAGGGAAAGATGATTATAACCCTCTGGGGCCATCGGCATCGGAAACTGCTGCCCCAGCTGTTCGTTCTACTCAAACTAAGTTTACACTAAAAAGTGATGGTCCAATACCAGTTACATTACCAATTGCTAATAATCCAGGTAATATTGAGAATATGCTTATTCAGTATACCAAAGATACATATTCAGGATTGGAAGGTAAGGAAAGCTATATCAGAAGTAGCCCAGCTTTCCAGGATGTTAAGGATGATATTGAATGGTTCAATGTCCATAATCCAGGCACTTCGGTTATTTTCATGCCACGAAAATATCCAACTAGGAAACAACTAGTAGACAATTTTATCGATGATGTGGCTAAAAGTGCTCCCTGAAATCGGGCATATCAGCGCATATCGTTATAATTTCCTTTTAGGTGAAACCACATGAGAAAAAGTGAGATATTTGAAAGCTTTGTCAAAATAGCCCAAGAAAGAGGGTTGCTGTCTGAAGCAGAACATGCCGAGCATACGGAAAAGGATTTTCCTGAGACCAATCCTCGTCATGATTCTCTTTCTATTGAGCAAATTGGCAAACTATATGGCGTCAAACCAGATGCTCCAAAGGATATGGAATACAAGCGCAATATTATTGAAGACGCGCATCCAGATCCAGTTGTTACCGCTCCTTCTTATGATAAATTAAACGGTCTTGTTGAAAACGAGAATGAAGGTCAGAACATTAGACTTCGTATTGTTATGAAGGACCCTGATGGTCATCTTGTCAATCGCAAATATGCTCGCAAAGAATTGCTTCTTTCTTTAGTTAGAGTTGCTAATGAGCTTGATAATCATGGTCAAGACGAATTGCGCAAACTGGCTGATGTATGCTTAATGCAAGCATCTAAAAAAAAAATTGAGAAGACCGCCTTCCCATGGGTAGTAGCTGCAATTGTTGTTGCAGTAGGTGTTCTTTATGCTCAACAGCATTTACCAGCTCATCTTGAGGACTGGAATGTTGATTATCAAAAAGCACAAGAACAAGTTAACAAACTGCTAACAGAACATGCCAATGCAGTTGGAGTGGGTTACGAATTTACTCCAGAATTTCTGCAAACAATTACTGAACTACAAGGCATTTTGAAAGAGTTCGATGATGCTGTTAAAAAAGTGTTGCCAATTTTGGAGGATGTACAAAAACCAAGAACTGGCCCAGGAATCTCTCAAGAATTAGCTAAAATCGCACAGCAACCAGCCACCAAACAAGCCGAAGAAGCTTTAAAAGGACTAAGATCAACAATGGTAAAGAATTTACCATTCATTAGAAAGATTCTAGCTGATTTCTCTAGCCCTAATTATAAACAGAGGGTAATCGCTAGCAAAGGCGCTCTTACTTCTTTGGTTGACAAGCTAGAAATCTTCCATGGCGGTTGGGGATTATTTTCTGATATTTTTGATGATACCGCAACTGCTCTTAATGCTTTAAGAAAAGATTTAGCCGGTATTATCAAGGAGTTAAAGGGCGCCCAAAATGTACAACAGCAGCTACAAGCAGACCTACAAGCTGGTCAAGCTGAAGCTGATTTGATGTTTGAAGATAAGCCAAAAGCTCCCGCTACACCCACAGCGGCCCCAGGCACTACTCCAGCTCCTACAGATCAAGCCAAAAGCCCAGCAGATTCATGGGAAGAGAAAGCTAAGTCACTTCTTGGATTTGGTGGATAAATCTAGGCATAGGTCTGTATCTAGATGATTAGGGCGCTTTTTTATAGAAAACATATCAATAAAGAAGTATGCTTTACAGATTTTGTAAGTTAAGGTGTAAGTTACCATGTCCCAATGTGGACATTTGAAGATTATAGGAAACTAAAATGGCTTTAAAACTATTACAACCAGGCACTCAGCCTTTAGGTCAGTTTGATGGTTACGACTCTGATGTTCTAACCCTCAAGGGTGGTGAAGTGGTATCTTTCGCCTCAGTCACTACTAGTGGTCAACCAGGTGTTTACACCGCAGGTCTTGATCAAGCAGCTTACGATGTGTTTGACGGTTACGTCAACTCTGTCGGCGTTCTCAAGCGTCCAGCAGTATCTCGTAAGTTCGATGGTACAACCTCTCTAACCAGCGCATCTCGTCCATTGATGCTCTCCGATGACGGTATTGCCGGATACGGAACTCTCTTTGGATCTGTTGTTGGTGGAACTGTTGGCCAAGTTGTCACCGGTGGTGCACAGCTCGGACCACACACTGCAACCGGCTCTGGCAAGGTAACTTGCTGGGATAAGCCAGGTCTCTACGCAGTCTCCTTAGACGCAGTAGACACCGCAGCCACTGGTTTGGTTCCAGCCAATACCACACTAGCTGTCGGTACTGGACTTACCTTCACTAGCTTGGGTCTCTTGACTCCAGTTGGTTCCCCTAATGCATTAGGTGGCGCTCCAAGAGTAGGTACTCTAGTTGAGTTCAACACTAACGGTTCTTTGGTAACCACTCCAAACTACCTAGTTGCTGCTCTTAACAGCCCATCTGGTAACGTCAGCTCTGTACAACCAAGAGCCTTCACGTTCGCAACCATCTACTTTGCTCCACCAGTAACCTAATTGAGTGAGTAAACAAACTTCTCTAGCCGGAAGGCTGGGGGAGATGCCAGGTGAAACCCTGTCATTCTCGAAGTCCGCAAGGATACCTTCCACCCTTTTATAAGTAAGTTTTAAGCTGGTAAGACTGGCAAATTTTTCTAGGAGACATAATGAATATGTTTAGCAGCAAAGGCGAAGTAAACGCCTCATCTTTTAAAGATGCACTACAGGCATTGGTTAAGTATGCCGCCATTCTCGAAGAGAATGTCCCATCCAACCAAGGTCTAGCCGGCCAACCAGCATTGAGCGATGAGAAGCGTGATGAGTTAATTACTCGCGCTATCATGACTCAGGACGGAAAGATTGCACTAGCTCAGGCTATGGCAAACCCAATCCGTAGAAACCTCGATTACCATGGTATCGCACGTCGTGCCTTGGTTGTTGACCCACTTCCACAAGGTGCAATTCCAACTTACGATAGAGATATCGATGTTGCCGCAGTTGTTATCTCCTCCAACGGTACTGGACCAGAATCCAGAGTCTTTGGTGACAGAGTGGTTGTTCCTGAGTTTGAAATCTACGCCAACCCAACGGTTCGTATCGCTGAGGTAAAGCGTCGTAGATTCAACGTCATTGACAGAGCTGTACAGAAGGCACGTCAGGAAATCATGGCACAAGAAGATGCAAACATCTTTGCCGCCTTGGACGCTGCTGCTTCCGTAGAGAATACTCTCACTGATATCGCCGATGCAGGTTTGCTCAAGCGTGACTTGGTTGAAATCAAGCAACAGATTGACCGTTGGGACTTAGTAACCACTAAGTACTTCATGAACATCAACGAGTTCACTGACATCCTCAAGTGGGGATCTGGCGGTGGACAAGGCGTAGGCGGCGGTGATTTCGATCCCGTAACCATGCGTGAGGTTCTACAGACCGGTCTATACGCCCACATCTGGGGCACTGACATTATGGTCAGCAAGATTGTACCACCTGGTACTATCTACGGTGTAGCCGATCCTGAGTTCGTTGGTGTAATGCCAATCCGTCAGGACATCGAAGTTCTACCAGCAGACGAGCCAAAGCAATTGAAGCTCGGATGGGTAGTCTCTGAGATTATCGGTATCGCTATCGTCAACCCACGTGGTTGTGCAGCAGGTCGTAAGTCCGTCGTAATCGGCGCCTAATAAGCTCTGATTGATTAAGTTCCGAAACAGCCACTGGAGAAATCTGGTGGCTGTTTCATTTTTATGGCATATAGATATGGACCCCAAGAAGCTCAGAAAATCGTACATGCAAATTCTGCCCCAATTGAACAAGGCGTTGCATGAAGTGCAATCTAAGTTATCAGATGTACCTCCAGCCAATTTTACGCTGGAAACTGGCATCAAACCCTATTCCAGCGCCAAGCGAAAAATGCTTGAGCATAGAATCGTAGATCCCATTGAGCTGCCCGACTTGGTAAGGGGCAGGCTTTATTTCTCGGAAGACTATTCTGTGAAAGAAGTATTGGACCTTCTTAAAAAGGTCTTCGGCAAGAAACTTACTAAAGCTAAAAAGAAAGATACTAATGAATGTGGACTATCATATTCAGGAGTAACTGATGTTAACCTAGATTGTGATGGCGTTCAATTTGAATTACAATTGATGCCACAATCATTCCAACCACATCAAGGGCTTGCTCATGAAATTCATGACAAACTACGTAGTAATAAAGTCAAGTTATCTGATGAAGAGAAAGAGTTCTTGAAACATACACACAATAAACTCTTTAAGACCCTAGATGTAAAATCCAAGGCCTTAAAAGAGGACTAAATTGGTATCCATAAGTTTCGAGCTACCTCTAATAACTTCTGCTTGTTATTATGCTCGGGATGAGCAAGAATTTCCAAGTAGCAGTTGTCTAGAGTTATCTTGATTCGAACACCAGCTTTCATGCCATCTGCCAGTAAATCGTCCCCGTTTAATTGCATTTCTTTACGGGAAAGAACGACCTCCTGACTGTAGCTGTCGAGCACCCTTTCAGCATCAATTTCCATTGGCCTAGCCAATTGTAGAAATTCCTGGAGGGTCTGGTCCCAGGGGTCGGGGCTCTGATTCTTTAGGAACGCCATAAAGTCTTTATAGGCTGAAACGGCGTTGATTTCCTGAAGAATATAGAACCTTTCCACTAATTCCAAAAGAAATAAAACCTTCTTAATTTCCTTATTAGAAAACTTTAGATTGAGTAATTCCTGTTGAACTTGTGGAATTGGCAACTTGTTGTACAAGAAGGCCAATCTGACTTCCAATGGACCCTTGCATTCGTCTTGGCAATGCAGCAAAGGAATTTGTCTGCCAGCTAAAAGCGGGCAAGCAATATCCAAAGCTCCACATTCTTTCAGAAGATACAGTCCATAGGCAGGGCTGTCAGACATGAGTATTTTGCATAACTCATCACTGATACGTTCCTTTGATACTTTCTTTAGAGTATCAATGCTATACGCCATACCTTGAAAAGTTTCACTTTGCATAGTATAGTTGAAACGTGCAGCGAAACGAGCCGCGCGCATGATACGCAATCCGTCTTCCTGGAAGCGAGCAACTGAATTACCAACGGCTCGAATCGTTCGTAAACGAAGGTCTTGAACTCCTTCATAAGGGTCGACAAAACGATCGGCAATTGGGTCATAAGCAATAGCATTAATCGTTAAGTCTCGCCTAGCCAAGTCGTCTTCTACGTTCTTAACAAAGACAACTTCGTCAGGTCTACGACCGTCAGAGTATTCTCCTTCGATTCGAAACGTAGTAACTTCAAAGTGGTTTTCTACACCTTCCCCCATACACACCGTAACAGTGCCATGTTGCAGTCCCGTAGGAATGGTCTTAGGAAAGATTTTTAGAATCTCTACAGGGCTAGCGTCAGAGGTAATATCCCAGTCCTTGGGCTTCTGCCCTAGAAGTAGGTCTCGTACACAACCACCTACAATAAAGGCTTGGTATTTGTGTTCATTTAGTATTTTACATACCTCAATTGCTAAGGGGTGAATTAGGCATGCAGAGATAGATAGGTTTTCCATGAGCCGAAGCTTAAAACTTAAAAATTACATGTCAAGGGTACTGGCGTGTAATAAAACGGTATATTACTAGAATTCTATCAAAAGACAGAGGCAAATGAGTTTGTTAGAGGTTACCGAGCTTTACAATTTGATTTCCAGGGGTTCACAAAACGTGAATTCCAGGAAACAGTCTAGGTTACTGCGAAAAACCGCTTTACAATCCGTGTCATCTGGACAGGGATTCAACAAGCTGGCTTTTGATACTCGTCGTGTTGATCAGGAAACAGAATATAATCCTCGTAGAGGATTGCAGAACTACAATCGTAGTGAGGCTTTTCTTTCAGAGTCAACTGCCCAGAGAGTTAAAAATTTTGCCAAGCTTCGTAATGCACTCAATAGCTTAAGAGAAGTATATGGTAAAGAACATGAGTGGCAAGACAGTAATGCGCGCGTTCTTTTAACCGCCGTAGATAAAGGATTACGAACCAATATTGATGATGGTGATTTTGGTACCATGAATCAACCAGGTGTAGGTAGTTTTGATTATCTTGAAGAACTAATGAACGTAAGATATCGCCTAGGCTATGATGATTTGACTAGAATGGGCGAATCTGATTTGAAGAAAGTTATATTGTCTAAAGACGAGGATCTAACTCGCAAAGATGTTAAACAAGCTCTAGAGATTACTAAAAACGATGTAGCCACTAAGGGTTATGATACGTTGATGGAAAAACTATTTGATGGATGTCGTGCCAGTGCCGAAAATCCTGATATTGAGAGAACAATCACTATCACAATAAGAGATAGATTTCATAAAGAGGGATAAGTAAGTCATGGGAATGAATGTATTCGCCCCGCATCAGCCTCAATGTGGACAGTTTATAGTAAGAAATATCTCACCACAGCGTAAGACTATTTTTATCTTCAACTATCCAATTAATTTACATGAGACTAGAGACCTTCTTAAAATACCTGGTATTTTTGAGGGCGAGATTAAATCTTCTCTTATGAAGGGAACTTTGAAAAGGAAGTTTCTAAACGGAGATATTGAGTTAGTTATTAGCAATATAGATTTGCTACAATTTACTGATTGCGGAATTCAATATCTAGAAGGGTATGGATTTACTACTGGCGTTACAATTGGATTCGATCAATTAGATGGCTACGTACAGAATTTGATTACCAGCGGAGGAGGCGGAGGTCTTACTCCACAAGAGCATCAGACTCTACGACACTTAATTCATTTTATTGATCAGGGACCTGGTGATGGATTTGCATCTGGTGCTTTTAAAGAAATCATTCCAAACAATTCTGCATTCCCAACATCTATTACTTGGTATTTGGATGTTGCAAAAACAAAAAAGCTAGTTGAAAAATTCATTACTTATACTAACAATACTTTTCCAACCACCATTCATTGGAATATGTACGATACTGATGGTGTGACTATTGTTCATACAGTAATTGATACAATCACTTATAATTCCGCTTTTGAATCTACAAGAACAAGGACGATTATCTAATGTCAACTGAATCACCAGCAGCGATTTTATTTGATGGCCTAGGTAATCCCGTAGGGGTGTTTTACGATGGATACGTCTATCGTTTACAAACAGAAAGCATACTAAATGACCCGGCTGGTCACGGTCCAGTTACCGTTAAACCGGGTGGACAGGCTGCCGTCACGTCCGACCGTGCTTTGGTTGTTGCCATCTCTCCAAATAATTCTTTTACGGTCACAACAGCCAGACCAGCTACTAGTACCACATCAAGTGTAGCAGCATCAATCAGTAATACCGTATTGCTTCCATTGAATACGGCAAGATTGGGTGCTACCATCTATAATGACTCAGAATCATCTTTATTGTATTTGAAACTGGGAGCTACCGCTACAACTACTGATTTTACCATTAGAATGTTGCCTTTAAGTTATTATGAAGTGCCTTATGGGTATACTGGTGAAATAGACGCAATTTGGAATAAAGCTAGTGGATTTGCTAGAATAGATGAATTGACCCCATAAAAAACTACTACTAAACCCATATTAACAATAGAAAGTTAATCTTTTTAACTTAGGAACCAACTATGTCAAGCATCTCTCCTTCATCAGTTTTATTTAGCTCAGACGGTTATGAGTTAGCCGTAGTTGCTGACGCTACGTTTATTCCGGGCACCCGTAGCCTTTTGGTTGCTGGTAATGACGGAACTAACACACGTACAATTCTAATCGACTCCTTAGGACGTCAAGTCGTAGTTGGTGCTGGTACTGCCGGCGCTCAAGCAGGTGGCGTTATCACCATCCAAGGCGACCCCGCAGGCACTCCTGTTCCAATCTCTGGTACAGTTGCAGTAAGCTCTGTCGCTGGTACAGTCGCTGTTACTCAATCTACTTCCCCTTGGGTTGTAAGCGGTACGGTAACCTCTAACCAGGGAACTCCAAACACTCTAGCCAACGCATGGCCAATCACCATTACCGATGGTTATGGTCAGATTCAAGGTTCTTCGGCTAATCCAATCTATGTAACTGGTTCTATTACAGCCTCTAACCCATCTGTAGGTGCAGATGATGGTCTTGCGCTTGGTTTCGATACACAAGTTGGTGGTATCGTAAGCACGGCTGCTCCAACATATACCACTGGTGATTTGAAGGCGCTATCTCTAACTACTCTTGGTGGTTTGCGTATTGACGGTGTTTATGCAACTGGTACTGCTACCGCTACTGCTGCCGATGCAATCGTATCTGGTGGTTATGTAACTACAGCAGCCCCAACATATACTACTGGTCAGCTTAATGCTCTATCCTTAGATACAAACGGCAGCTTACGTATAGTTGAAAAGAAAGCAACTTCATCTACTGTTACTGCTGTTGCTGCTGTAGCTAACTCAAGCTATACTGCCTTGGCATCCAATGCAAGCAGACTTGGTGCATTTATCTTTAACAACACTGGTAAAACCTTGAACATCAAACTTGGTGCAACAGCCAGCACAACTAGCTTTACCACACTCTTGTTCAACCAGGCTTACTGGGAAGCTCCAACCGAGTACACTGGAGTTATTGACGTGTTCTCTCCAGCCGGTACATCCGGAACCGTACTTGTAACTGAATTAACTCCATAATTTGATTGAGTAGTTAGTGAAAATACCGAAAAGCCCGCTATAGTATAGCGGGCTTTTTATTTTGTTCATAATCCAGCATTAAACTAGGAAGAGGAAATATGTCAGCTGGCTCAGAAGCAGTATTATATGATATTGATGGCGATCCGATGGCCGTCACAAATGGCACGCCCATTCCATCTGTTACTTCAGTATTGGTTGGTGGCGGTTCCGATGGTACCAATGCTCAATTTATAAGAGTTACTCCTGATGGATATCAGCTTATGGTTGGAATTGGAGCAGCAGGATTCCCTGCTGGTGGTATCATAACTATTCAAGGCGATCCCTCTGGAACCCCACTTCCTATTTCTGGAAATATTACCGCCTCAAATGCTTCTGTAAGTGCCAATGATGGAGCTATTCCTGGTTTTTCGACTTTAATTGGCGGTTCAGATGGAACTAATCTACGACCTGCCAGAATTTTTGACGCAGATACTGGTGCTGGTACACAATGGGTGCTTGGTGTTGGTTTGCGCAAGTCTTCTGGAGGTGGTTCTGTAGAACTAGGAACCTCTAGCGACCCAATTAGAACTGATCCAACTGGAACAACCACTCAACCTGTCAGCGGAACCGTAACTGCCAATCAAGGCGGATCATGGACGGTAGCTGGAACAGGAAATTTTACGGTAGTTCAACCCACTGCATCTAATTTAAGAGCACAATTAGCCTCTGAAACTTCAGTAGGTACAGCAGTTCCATCTACTGCAGTTCAAGTAGGTGGCTCAGATGGAACTAATCTACGACCAATCTTTCTGGATTCATCTGGTAGACAGATTATAATTGGAGCGGCTGCTAATGGTACGGCTGTCACTGGCAATCCAGTATTAATTGGTGGTTCAGATGGAACTGATGCTCGTACAATTAGAACAGCTACTGATGGTACGATAAGAGTTGATCCAACTGGAACTACTACACAACCAATTTCTGGAACCGTAACTTCCAATCAGGGTACTGCTGCCGCATTATCTGGATATTGGCCAGTTAGAGTTACAGATGGCACTAATACAATGCCAACTGGCGATGTTGTTGCCCGTGCCATTTTTGAAAAGATCACTGATGGAACCAATATTGCTACGGTTAAGGCCGCAAGTACACCAGCTGACATTTCAGATCCTGCTTTAGTAGTTACTTTAAGTCCAAATACGCCAACTGGAGTTGTCGCGACACAAATTCAAGGAACAACTGCTGATGGAGTTTCACTAATTGGAAATCCAGTAGCTGTAGCCGGCGTTGATAATGATGGAAATGTTCAAGAATTACTTACAGATGGTTATGGTAAATTGCAAGTGGTTGTTTCTGAAACTTCTGGTACACCAGTTACTGTTAGATTAACTGCATCTATAGCGGCTAGCGTCACAACATATACTGAGTATACCGTTCCATCTAGTGATGATTTTTCTGTTTCATCTTTCTATTTTGGTGGGGCCGCCGCAGGACGTTGTACTTTAGCTAAACACACAACTAGTACAGTAACGTTTGTATCTAATGGTGATTTTGAAAATGCCGGACAAATTACACCTTGGGCGGCTGTTACTGGAAATTTTACTCCACCTTCTCCTGATTCTAATAGCACGCAATTTCAAACTGGCGCCGCCTCCATGCGCTGGATTTATACCAATAGCGCTACTGCTTTAGCAAGAAGACAAACTTTTGGTACCGCTCAAGATTTTTCTGGCTATAGATACATTCGTGTCAAATTTTTTCATGATGCTCCAGCCGCTACTACTAGAACTATTTCAATTGTTTTAGCATCTGGAACATCTACAAGAACTTATTCTCTTTCTGGTACTGCAGGAACCTCTCCATTTACTAATAATACTTGGGTCACATTAACTGGTGAATTAGAAAATCCAACCTCATCGACTGGTACCAACTTTGACCTTACGGCAATCACTACTATTACATTACAAATGCAAGATGCTGCAAATAGATCTGGTACTGTTTATTGGGATACTCTGAGACTTGAAGACCAGTTAGATATAAAACACCGTCTTTATACTTCAACTGGTGATACGGTGAGCGCGCCACTTAATCCATCTGAAACATTTTTAGCAAATGAAACGCTTTATGTTATAGTAAGAAATCTAGCAGCTACTAAAAATGAATTTACTGCTATTGCAGCGGGTACGTTAGTTTAAGGATAAAATGATACAGTTTGGTGATAACTTAGTTAAAATATACAAGCAGTGGGATGACTTTAAAACTATTGTCACGGCCCATTCTCTATTCATTCAATACGATGACGATGGTACTAAATATACTATATTTGCTATTGATGGTTTAGTTGTACGTATCACTGTTATCTATACTGGAAGTATACCTGCATTTTTGGATCCTGACTCTGGTGATCCAGCTGATCAAACAGAAAATGACTCATTCAAAACAGATTTTGAAACGAACTTTAAACCATTTGTTAACCAACCATTAACCCCAAATAGTAACGTTACTTTAGGTTATACAAATTCTACCGGTAGTACTTTAACTGTGATGAGGGCTACAGCTTATGTACAGCAAACCAGTAATGCTCAACGCTCTTTGGTATCCAGTAGTGCCGATGACGCTTCGGCTGGAACGGGTGCTCGAACGGTTAAAATTACTTACTATGATCAAACCATGTTGGGGCCATTTACTGAGACAGTTACTATGAATGGGGTAACTCCTGTTGATACAGTTGCATCCGATATTTGTTTCATAGAAAAAATGGAAACAATAACGGTAGGTAGCCAGTTGGGTAATGTTGGAACAATAACATTAAAAGATACTACGGGCGGTGGTGGTGCCACTATTGGAACTATCGCTGCTGGAGATGGCGTTACTTATTGGTGTCATCATTATGTTGGAACTAATAAAGTATTTCGTTTAGTAGCGCTGATGGGCTCTATCAAAGGAATGAACAGTGGAGTATTAGAAGTGCATAAAACAACTCCAACAGTTGCAAACACTCCGGAGTATACTATTTCTCCAAAATTAAGAATTGGATCTAATTCAACCGACAGCGCAAATTTCTCTGTTCCAATTAGAGTTGAAGGGCCGGCATTAGTTTTAGTGTATGGGCGCTCTGATGCTTCCAGTGGTAATTTAGATTGGTTTTCTAAAATTGGATTTTATGAGGGATAATTATGTCAATTACCGATAGAGAAGTACAAAATTCAATCCTATATGCTGATAATGGCTCTCCTATCTTAGTTGATGGCTATAACCTTTTAATGGTTGGTTCTTTAGAGCACGCTATCAATAAAGGACTTATTGCTACGGCAGAAAGTGGCAATTGTTTTGGATATGCAGCAACGGCGGCCACAACCATTGTTGCTTTAAGAGCTACAACTTATACTGAACCAGCTTCCGCCACTCAAATGGAAGTAGTTTCTTCTAGCACTCAAGATGACGGATCACCTGGAGGTACTGGTACTCGTACACTTAGAATTACTTATTACGATGGTAATATGAATGGTCCATTTACGGAAGATATTACAACTAATGGTACTGGCGCTGTAGCAACAGTAGCCACTAATATCAGATTTGTAGAAAAATTGGAAACCTTAACTGTTGGTTCTAACGGCACCAACGTTGGAACGATTACTTTAAGGTTGGTTGGTGGTGGTGCTACTGTTGGAACTATTGCAGTCAGTGATGGTATTACATATTGGGGGCATCATTATGTGCAGCCCGGAAAAAAATGTTTCATTAAGAGAGTGTTTGGTGGTGTTCTTGGTGTAAGCGGCGCTGTATTTCTTAGAAGTGCCACCCCTTTAACGACTAACTCTTTTGAAAAACAAATTACCGCCAGTGTAAGAACTATTACAGCCCAACCATCACAAATTTATGACATGGAACATTTCGTAGTGACGGGGCCTGCTAGAATTTCTGTATATGTCAGGCCGGACGCAAACACTGCAGCCACTTGGCATGGCGGGTTTTCATATTACGTTACTTGATCTACTATAAATTACACATTAGTATAAGACTGTGTGGCAAGTCGGACGCAGATTAAGTTTAACTTCAACTTAACCAAGGGGAAATAACTATGGTTGTAAATCCATTGTCAACTCCACCAGTACCACCAAACAGTAATTTAGGTCGTGGTATGTTTGTGTGGGTAACTACTAACTCTTCACAAGACCCACTAGGTACTGATCAAAAGCAGCAAGCTCTACTCAATTTCTGTGGTACTCAAGGTGTCAATTATGTCTTTTTAGACATGTGGAACTATCTCGGTGGTTCTAACTGGACATCTACTAAGTTAACCAACATCCGTAAGTTCATTGATGCCGCTCACAAGAGTGGTATTAAAGTCTGGGCACTCACTGGAAATATCGATTGGGGAACCAATCATTCTTGGGTAGCAACTAACATCCTAAAGAATCTTCTATGGTATCAAGATCAAACTATCGATTCTACCAAGAATTTTGATGGTATTATGTTTGACGTAGAATACTGGACCGACACTAACTATGATAACTCCACCAACTGCGCAGGTTTGTGCGATTTGATGAGAATGTTTAGAACTACTCTCAATATCCCAGTTGGATGCTTCACTGGATTCTTCCTAAAGGATAACGAAGGAACTAGAACTCCCTTCACTTACAACGGCAAAGCTGCTCAAGATGGTGAGCACTTGATGGATAACTCTGATTTGACTGTAGTTGGCGCTTATCGTGACCATGCAGAAGACAATGGTACCGATGGCTCTGGTCAAATTACTTTCTTCCAGCCATGGTATGACTACGCTTCTCAATCTGGATTGAATCTTGCATTGATGTGCGGATCTGAAACTATTGACGTCACTCCTTCCTATGTTACCTACTTCGGTGGTACTAAGGCTGCAATGGAAACTGAACACACTATTATCTCTACTGAATTTAGAGTGGCCGGCAATTCTAGCTTCGTTGGACAAGCAGTTCACAGCTATGACGGTTGGAAAGCAATGACCTAAATTTTAAGTTAAATGAAAGTAATGAAACCCAGCCCCTAAAAGGCTGGGTTTTGTATTTATATCTCAATAGTTCGATATATCTTTATAAGACCCTGTAGAGTTAGTGAGGTTTAATGAGAGCACTGGTCCTATCCGGTGGTGGATCAAAAGGATCGTATCAAGTTGGAGCATTAAAATATATTTTGGGCGAGAAGCGGGTCGTTTATGATGCCCTGTGTGGCGTTAGTGTGGGCGCAATCAATGTGGCTTTTCTTGCTATGTTTAAAGAGGGTGAAG